CTACAAACTGATAGCGTCAGCGGCGCTGAGGGCTCGGAAAATAACTCCCTCCTGCTCAGCCCAAGGCAGATCGATTGCATACCATAGATCCTTAAGCCGCACGGCTGGCGCGTTCCGTTCGATCAGCAGTTTGTGCAGCACGTTGGGGGCGAGGTAAGCAAGCCGCACAACCCGCCCGACATAGGCCGCGGTAAATCCCTCAGCAGTGGCGATGTCCTGATTGCAAGAGGCTTCACCGGCCTCAAGCTTGCGCTTCCAGCTCCATGCCAGCGCAAGTGCTCGCATGATGTGCGGATCCACACCGCCATTGTCGTCGTTCGCGACATAGTCGTCGGGCGGCGCAATGCGCGGCCGCCCGTTCCGCTTTCGGATCACGAGCGGGATGAAGACCGTGGTAACGGCGGCGGTCTGGGTCATGCAGCTTTGTCCAGCTTGGGCGATTGCAACATGTCACTGACCAGGGAGCTAAGCCCGCTGGTGCGTAGATCAAGTGACATACCTTCTTTGCTGACGACAACGCGTTCGATGAGCAGCCGTGCTGTGCGGTCCTGTTCTGCCGGGAACAGGTTTTCCCAGAAGCTGTCAAAGGTCGCCAGCGCTTCGGCTACATCGTTCTCGGTAAGGCCCGATCTCGCAGCACTGAGTGCAGCGCAAGCCTTGGCTGCAATTTCGGGCGTGCGCAGAAGCTGGCGGATTTTCTGAACCACCGCGCTTTCGATTACGCCGGCGTTGAGGCGAACAATTGAGGCCTGGCCTTCGTCGCCGCGGTTCTTCAGAGCATCCATCGAAATGTAATAGCGATAGAGCCTCTCACCCTTGCGTGTATGCGTCGGCGTCATCGCAACGCCGGTGTCGGTGAAGATAAGTCCCTTGAGCAATGCGGGGGTTTGCGCACGGGTGTTGTTGGCGCGGGTGCGTGGGCTGATCTTCAGGATGGCATGGACCTTGTCCCAGAGTTCCTGACTGATGATGGCCTGATGCTCGCCGGGATAGCTGGTGCCCTTGTGGACCGCTTCACCAAGATAAACCCGGTTGCGGAAGAGTTTGTAGAGGAACCCCTTGTCGATCGGGCGGCCTCGCTTGTTGGTGATGCCCTTGCGGACAAGCTCGCGGGTCAGCCTGGTGGCCGAGCCCAACTCGACAAAGCGCTCGAAGATGTAGCGGATCTGTGCCGCTTCCGGCTCGTTGATCACAAGCTTGCGGTCGACAGCATCATATCCCCACGGCACGAACCCGCCCATCCACATACCCTTGGCGCGGCTGGCTGCAATCTTGTCGCGAATGCGCTCACCGGTCACTTCCCGCTCGAACTGCGCGAATGATAGGAGGACGTTCAGGGTGAGGCGCCCCATCGAGGTCGTCGTGTTGAATGACTGGGTGACCGACACGAACGTCACCTTGTGCTCATCAAACACCTCAACGAGCCGGGCAAAATCCATCAGCGAGCGGGACAGGCGGTCGATCTTGTAGACTACGATGACGTCGACCAAGCCTGCACGGATGTCTTCGAGCAGGTTCTGCAGGCCGGGGCGATCAAGGTTGCCGCCGGAATACCCGCCGTCGTCATAGCCTTCGCGCATGGCGAGCCAGCCTTCGTGACGTTGGCTCGCGATGTAGGCTTCACAGGCTTCGCGCTGCGCATCGAGGCTGTTGAACTCTTGCTCAAGCCCTTCCTCCGAGGACTTCCGGGTGTAGATGGCGCAGCGGATGCGGCGGCGTGCCTCAGTCATCGTGCACCTCCCTCGGCTGCCCGAAGCCCGAAGAAGCGATATCCGTTCCAGTTGGTGCCGGTGATAGATTTTGCAATCGCCGAGAGCGATTTGTAGCGCTGTCCATTCCAGTCAAACCCGTCCTTGGCAACCACGACCGTGTACTCGGTCCCTTTCCAATCCCGGATCAGGCGCGTGCCAATGATTGGGTTGCGGGGATCTGAGATCACCGACTTCCTGACCTTCTTTCCCTCGACCTCGTCGGCCAATAAGTCGAGGGTGCGGATGATGGGTTTGCTAAGGCCACCGAAGGCCAGCTCCTGAATCCGGTGGGCGAGGCGCTGCTCGAGAAATGGGCGGCTGTTGTTGGGAGCAGCGGCATCAAATAGCTTCTCCCACTCCTGCCGTAGCTGCGGCATTGTCATGGTCTTTAGCGCGGCCAGGCGCGCAAGCACCTGCGGGTCGTTATAGTTCTGCATTAGCGTTCTCCAACTCGGGGGCGTCCCCGGGTTCGACACACGCTCTTGGCGGGCGAGATAGCGAGTGAACTATCTGCGCCTGGAGCAGATATAGAACTGGACTTTGCGTGCATCCGCATGATGCCGGCGGCGATAATTTTCCCCAAATCGGTGAAGCGCTCGTCGTCGGTCATATTGTTGATGAGTTGCGAGCTATTGCCCGCGGAGTTGTCGTGCATGTTTGTAGAACCTGATGGCTGGCAAGGCGATCAGGCGATGTCTCTCCCCTGATCATATCAGGAAGAATATGTGCGGGATATAAACGTCGTCAACGAGAACGAGTAGGGCAAAATCCCACAATCGACGCGGGGCACTCAGCGGCGGCTGTAAAGCCGCTGATGCGCGCGCAGGACGATCCCAATGATTTGAACGCCGTCGTCGCTGAAGTTGTCGGCATCGGGCCTGCCGATGACAATTGGCTCCTGAAACTCTGGCCGCGTGGACTCGGCGCGCAGGATGTAATTCTTCCCGTCGTGATCGAGGCGCTTGCAGGTGAGCTCGTGCATGTCGTGACGGTCACGCTGGACGATAACGATGTCGCCCGGAACCGGCTCTATTTCGCCAAAGATCGTGCGCAGACACTCAAGGTCAGACCCGGGCGGAATGAGCTTGTCCATGGAATTGCCTTCCATACGCAGGGCAAAGCGCTCGCCGCCAACAACCGGGCTTGGGCCGACCTCAATGAAGTAGCGATCTTCCTCTGGCCATTCAGTCTGCTCGCGCCAGACGCCTGCCGCAACTGCGCCCAGAACCTCCAGACGTTCGTAAGGTGCAACGCTGCCGACGCGGGGCATCACACCTTCGCCGCCAGAAACCAGCCGGGAAATGTCGATGCCAAGGGCGCGCGAAAGCCCGACAAGAGTTTCGAGGGTTGGGTTGTTGCTGCGGCCCCGCAGGATCTCGCGCACGATATGCGGCGATTTCCCGCCAGTCGCGGCCAGCGAAAGCGAGCGGGCATTCCACTCGGTTCCAGGAGCGGTGGCAGTCTCGAGAACCTTTCTGAGGTGCTCGATGTTGACGAGTGAGCGTTGGGTCATGAGCTGTGCCTAGCTCTGTGGATATTGCTGGTCAATACAAATGTGGGATTGATCCCTACTTGCGGTGTAGGATTTGAACGTCAATAACGGAGCTATGACGCATCCTATCCTTCATGACATCGACGCCTTCCTCCGCCGCACCAACCTTTCAGAGACCTATTTTGGTCGCCAGGCGGCCAACGACTGGAAGCTGATCAGCCAGCTCAGGAAAGGCAGGCGCCTTTGGCCCCAGACCGAGCAGCGCATTCGCGACTTCATGGCCAGCTACCGCCCGCGCGGGGAGCGCAGTGCCGGCGTGGCGGGAGCTGCAAACCATGGTTGAGGACATCACTGCCGCAAGGCAGCAGGCAAGCCTGCCCAATGAAGATTTGCTCTGTGCCTGGCTTGATGCGGCCGAACCGGGCGAGCGCCTTGAATACCACCGCGGGTTTCTGGCGCGTGATGTCGATACGGCAAAGCCCCAGCGCCTGCCGGAATGGCGCCGCCAATCGCTGATGCGTCTTGCCGCTCGTGCCCGCTGGGCTGCCGAGAACGGGGTGGTGCACCTCGTTCAGATCCGCCGGGGCGCGGGCGATTTCAGTTACGTCGCGATCGCAAGGCCGAAGAGCCGAAAGGTCCAATCGATGATTGCCGCACTCATGCTGCCCCAGGCGGCCTGACGGAACAGGGGCAGTGGGGGCTAACCGCGAGGCGCCCACGGATATTCGATCGCCGCGTCAACCACTGCCCCGCCTTTGCTGGCGGGATTGCTGACGATTGATCACGCGCAACCACACAGACGAAAGGATCACACGATGACACTTGAGGATCTGCCAACCCAGCCTCCTGCCACCCTTGATGCATTGCCAGTCGAAGTGCTGGCCCGCTTGCAGGGGCAGGCTCAGACCCGCCTTGCCGGCGCATCACAAATGGTCGCAATCCTCCATGGCGCGCTCACCCGCCGCTATGCACAAGGTCTCAACGAGACCGGCACGCACCGGCGCACTGATGGCAACTACGAAATCCGCATCGATGTGCCCAAGAACGTCTCGTGGGATCAGGACAAGCTGGCGAGCGCGATCGAGACCATCCGCAGCTGGGGCGAGAACCCCGCCGACTATGTCGAGACCAGGCTCTCGGTATCGGAGACCAGCTACAAGGCCTGGCCGCCTGCGATCCGCGACCTGTTTATGCCTGCGCGCACAGTAAAACCGGGCAAGGCAAAGTTCGAGATCGCGCCCGGGATGAAGGAGGCAGCGTAATGGCTATTTCGCTTTCTTTGCTCAATCGTCTCTCGGTTCCGAAACCCCCGCGCATCGTAATCTACGGGCCGCATGGGATCGGCAAGAACACCTTTGCCGGCGCCGCGCCGCGCCCGGTGCTGATCAACCTGGAAGACGGCCATCCTGCTGGCCAGCCGATCGACGCATTCCCGCGCGCCGAGAGTTTCGCCGAGGTCATGGAGGCGATGCAGGCCCTCTACAACGAGGCCCATGACTTCCAGACGCTGGTGATCGACAGCCTCGACTGGCTGGAACCGCTGGTCTGGGCGGAAACGATCCGCCGCAACAATGAGGCAAACCCGTCGAGGCAGTGGTCCTCGATCGAAGATGCCGGCTACGGAAAGGGCTATATCGCCACCCTCGATGTCTGGCGCGAATACCTCGACGGCATCAATGCGCTGCGCAGCGACAAGGCTATGGCGGTCATCCAAACCGCGCACGCCGAGGTGAAGCGGTTCGACAGCCCCGAGACGGAGCCGTTCGATCGCTACCAGATCAAGCTCCACAAGATGGCCTCGGCGCTCATTCAGGAGCACGCCGACATGGTGCTGTTCGCCAATTTCAAGACCAGCGTCACCAAGTCTGATGTTGGTATGAAGAAGGTCGCTCGCGGCGTCGGGGCCGGCACGCGCGTTCTCTACACCGAAGAGCGCCCGGCCTTCCTCGCCAAGAACCGGCACAACCTGCCCCCCGAACTCCCGCTGTCATGGGGGGCGCTTGCTTCCTCCATGGCCGCTGCGAGCGAGGCTGCCCGCATGAGTGAAGCAGCCTGATCATCACAGTCAGACAGAAAGGATTGAAGTATGGCTTTCCTCGGAGGCTCGTTCGACGCCTCGCAAGTTGAACCCAAGGGCGATTACCGGCCGGTGCCGCCCGGCGAATACAAAGTGCAGATTACCTCGTCCGAGTTTTGCCAGACCTCGACTGGCAACGGGCACCAGCTCAAGCTCGAGATGGAAATCCTCGAAGGCGATCAGGCCGGCCGCCGGCTCTATGATCGTCTCAACCTCGACAACCCCAATGCTCAGGCAGTCGAGATCGCGCAGCGCACGCTGTCGGCGATCTGCCATGCGGTCGGCAAGCTGTCGGTTCAGGACAGCGAAGAGCTGCACATGCTGCCGATGACCGCGGTCGTGATCGTCAAACCCGAGCGCACCGGTAAAGATGGACTGACCTATGCCGCCTCCAACGAGGTCCAGACGTACAAGGCGCTTGGCTCTGGGCAGGCAACCAGCTTTGGTAGCGGCGGCATGAAGCCCGCGAATACCGCGCCTGCTGCCGGTAGCGGCCAGTCTGCTTCGGCGCCCTGGAAGCGCAGCGCAGCGTGAGCCTGGAGGGCAGGGGGTCGATTGAGCCCGCCCCCTGCCACCCATTCCCCTGACTGAAAGATCGAAGGAGCAGGCAATGGCCGCTCTACCTGAATTTGTGTGTCCCACGCTAGCCTCTGCCGACAGGGCGCTGGTCGATGGGCAGGATATGCGCCGGCGTGCCTATCTTGGCATGTCCGCGATTGGCGGCGCGTGTTCGCGTGCGCTCTGGTACCAGTTTCGCTGGGCCTGGAGTGTGCGTTTCGATGCGACAACGCTGAAGCGCTTTGAAGATGGGCACCGCAGCGAAGATCTCGCGGTCGCGCGCCTCAAGCAGCTTCCCGGCCTTACCGTCCATGAAACCGATGAAGCTGGCGGCCAGTGGGGCTTCAAGGATTTTGGCGGACACTTTTCCGGCCACATGGACGGAGTGTGCTTGGGCCTCGTGCAGGCACCGCAAACCTGGCACGTGCTCGAGATCAAGGCCTCGGAGAAGTGGCAGGACCTCGACAAGGCGCGGCGCAAGGTGGGCGAGAAGTCCGCACTCGCCGAGTGGAACCCGGTCTATTACGCGCAGGCCGTCCTCTACATGGACTATGCCGGGATCGACCGGCACTGGCTGGTTTGCGTCTCGCCAGGCGGCCGGCGCTGGACGGCGGTGCGCACCAATGCTGACCCGGTCTTTGCGAGGGCCCTCAAGGCCAAAGCCGAGAACATCATCTTTTCCGATAACGCACCCAACCGGATCGGCGGGCCGGACAGCTTTGCCTGCCGGTTCTGCGATCTTGCGCCGCTGTGTCATGAAGGCGCGCGCGCTGAGCGCAATTGCCGCACCTGTATGGATGCAGGAGTGGCCCACGATGGCTATTGGTTCTGCGTCCGCTACGGCCATGAGCTTTCGCGCACCGATCAGGAAGCAGGTTGTGCTGACCATCGATATCTCCCTGATCTGGTCGCGGGCGAACAGGTCGATGTCGAGCATGGGCGGATCATCTACCGTATGACTGACGGCTCGCAGTGGGTCGATGATGGTCCCTATAAGTATGCTCCGGGCGATGTCATTGACCGGCATGTCTGCCGCTCGTGCGGCTCGTTCTCCTGGACTGTGACCGAAGGCAAAGGGCCACACGCAGCGGGCCTGCGTTGCACGGGCTGCAATGCGAGCGGTGGCTGGCTTCCGAAAGCCGAGGTGGCAGCATGAGCCCGCCGCTGACCTTGCGGCCTTATCAGGAGGCTGCGCTCACCGACCTGTGGGGATGGTTTACGAACCGAGAAGGTAACCCATTGGTAATTTTGCCCACCGGCGCCGGCAAAAGTCTGGTCATCGCCGAATGGTCTAAGCTGGTCTTTGAGACCGATCCCACGGCCTGCATCCTCGTGCTGACCCATGTGCGCGAGCTAGTGGCGCAGAACGCGGCCGAGCTGTTCGGACTGTGGCCCGAGGCGCCGTGGGGGATCTATTCAGCAGGACTTGGCCGGCGCGACATTGGCGCGCAGCTGCTCTTCGCCTCGATCCAGTCGATCCACAAGAAAGCCTACAACCTGCCGCGCCGGGTCGACATGGTGCTGATCGACGAAGCGCATATGATTCCGCGCAATGCTGACACCATGTACGGCAAGTTCCTGGCCGATCTCAAAACCATCAATCCCGCGCTCAAGATCATCGGGCTGACCGCAACCCCATTTCGGCTCGATAGCGGCCGGCTCGACAAGGGCGAGGACGCGATGTTTGATGGCGTTGCCCATGAGACCAAGGTGCGCGGGCTCATTGATGATGGCTTTCTCTGCCCGCCGATCAGTTACCGCCAGGCTGCCCAGATCGACACCAGCGGGGTTGGTATGCGTGGCGGGGAGTTCATCTCATCGCAGCTTGAAGCCGCGGCACTCGACCAAAGCGTGATCAACCGGATTGCTGACCGGATTGCCGAGCAGGGGGCCGGCCGGCGTGGCTGGCTGGTATTCGGCTGCACGATTAAGCACTGCGAGGCGCTGTGCGCTGCGCTCACCGAGCGCGGCTTTTCCGGTGCAGGGGTCTATGGCCACACCGAAAAGCGCGAGCGCGACCGCATCATTGCCGACTTCAAGGCGGAGCGCTTGCGGTTTCTGGTGAGCCAGGGCGTGCTGACGACCGGTTTCAACGCGCGTCATGTCGATCTCATCGCGCTGGCGCGCCCCACGAAGTCGACAGGGCTTTATATCCAGATGATCGGGCGCGGCACGCGGCTCTCGCCCGAAACCGGCAAGGCCAACTGCCTGATCCTCGACTTTGGCGGCAACATTGCCCGGCACGGGCCGTTCGATGACCCGGCGATCCCGGACAAGAAGAACAAGGGCGAGGGGCCTGCTCCCTACAAGACGTGCCCGGAATGCGAGTGCGATTGCGGCACCATGACGGCCTTTTGCCCGGCTTGCGGGTTTGAGTTTCCGCCGCCCGATCGGCGCGTTACGACCCGGCCTGAGCAAATCTCGGTTCTGGCAGTCGAGACTGACTGGATTGAGGTCGACGGGGTTTCCTTCCGGCACCACGAGAAGGAGGGATCCCCGCCGTCGCTGCGGGTGACCTACAAAGCGGGTCTCACCGTCCACCGCGAATGGATCTGCTTCGAGCACCAAGGCTATGCCCGCACCAAGGCGGAAAGCTGGTGGATGCGGCGGGGGCCAACCCCGGTGCCCAAGTCCGTCGGCGAGGCGCTCGCCCGTCAGCATCAGCTTGCCGTTCCCAGCCACATCCGGGTCAAGCCCTCTGGCCGCTACCACGAGATCACGGCCTTCCGGTTTGATCCTGGCCGGCTCGCGGCGTGAGGGCCTGCTTTTGTGGCCGCGCTGCCCGCGGGTTTGCCTGGCGAGACTTCAAGAGCGCCACTTTTGAGCGTCTCCCAACCGTCCACGCCTGTTCGATGGCGTGCCTTGATATCCCGACCAAAAGGCCCGGAAAGATGCAGTTGAACGTTGATGAAAAGCGCGCCGTAAACACCGCCAGCCCTGTGATCGGGGAGTGGCTCGACGCGCTCGGCAAGACGGATCTGGCGCAGATGACGGAAGGCGAATGGCTCAGCTTCCTCGCCCATGTCTATGCCTCGGTCTGCGCCGAAGTGTGCAAGGTCTGGGAAAACGAGGTGCCGTTCTGATGGCATCGCTCGCCTTTGACCCTGATATTGCCCGCCCCCTGTTCGAGAGCCTCGACCAGATCCATCTCGTCTATATCCATCCCAATGGGGTGGGCGTGCATGGGCGCGACTTTGGCGAGCGCGTCGAGGAGGCTTTGGCAGATGCCGCCAAGGCCAACACCAACGGGTTCAACATCTACTGGACGGTGAACCGGGTTGCGACCGGGCTGAACAAAAAGCCTGCCAAGTATGACATACGTGCCGCCCGCTTTGTGCATGTCGATATCGATCCGCCCAAGTCTGGTGGCGCGTTTGACAAGGCTGAGATTACTGCCGCTTTGCAGGACATTTCTTGCCCGCCGAGTTTCATCATCGATTCCGGTGGCGGGCTTCAGGCCTTCTGGCGGCTTGAGGCCCCGTGCGCCAACCTTGCCAGCATCGAGGCGATCAACCTGCAGGTGCGCGACTGGTTCGAGGCGGATGCCTGCCAGAATATCGACCGGCTAATGCGGGTGCCGGGCTCGGTCAACTATCCTGACAAGCGCAAGATGGCACGAGGTCGCACCCCGCGGCTTGCGGGCTGGGCCATGGCGGATGACGGGATCTCCTATCCGCCAGAAGATTTGGCCGCGAGCTTTCCGCCAGCGCGCACACCGGAACCAAGCACTGCGCGCGCGTCCCCCACGCTTCCGGCCGATGTCGCGCTGCTGACACCGGATGAACTTGCGCTCAGCGTGCTCGATCCGCTGCGCCTCGCTATCCAAGCCCCTCCCGGGCAGGACCGTTCGGGTGACGGGCTGGCGGTGGCCCGGCTGATGGCCAACGAGGGCCATGCTGATGCCCGGATCATGGGCGTGCTGCTCAATCCGGCCAACGCGGTCTCGGGCCATTTCCTCGACCAGCGCGATCCGCGCCGCGCTGCCGCACGCGCGATCCAGCTCGTGCGCCAGGACAGTCCGGCTGAAGGAGAGACGCTTAACGCGCCGATCATGTCCAACGCCGACTTCGCCATGTTCGTCGCCAACGAGAAGGCAAAGGTTCGCCATATCATGGTGCCGGCGACCTTGCGTGACGAGCATGACGATCATGATGGCCATGGCCATGAACAATATGACGACCATGGCCATGGCGGCGATGGTGGTGATCATCAACGGCCGTCGCCGGCGATCGGTATGCCGGGCTGGCAACGCGATCTTGGCGATGGCGCACTGGCACAGTTCGTGGCGCACACCTGTGCCTCTGCGCCATCTCCGCAGCCATGGCTGACGCTGGGTGCAGGGCTTGCCATGTTTGGGGCGGCTGCCGGTCGGCGCTATGCCGGGCCAACGAACCTGCGCACCAATCTCTATGCGATCGGCATCGCGGATTCCGGCGGTGGGAAGGACCATCCCTTGCGCGCCTCGACCCGGCTGATGATCGCCGCAGGGCTCGCTAACCATGTGGGATCCTCGAAGATCGCCTCGGGCGCCGGGCTGCTGACCGCGATCACCCGCAACCCATCGATCTACTTCCCGCTTGATGAGGTGGGGTTCCTGATCTCCTCGGCCGCCGACCGCAAGCGCGCGCCCAAGCACCTCACCGAAATCATCGACAACCTCACCGAGTTCTACAGCCTGGCCGACAGCACGTTCCTCGGTATTGCTTATGCCAACGACAAGGAGAAGCCGCGCGAGGTCATCGAGCAGCCGTGTCTGTGCCTGTTCGGGGTCACGACGCCGGGTGTGTTCTGGGGCTCGCTCTCCAGCGACAACGTGATCGACGGCAGTCTGGCGCGCATGCTGATCTTCGAGAGCGAGAATCATTACCCGGATCCCCAGCACGACCTGATCTCGAACGAACCGCCTGCCGATCTGGTGGCGCTGATGGAGGCGGTGGCGAAGGGGGCTGATGGATCAACGCCGTTCCCGCTGGGCAATACGGCAACAGCGATCCCGAAGCCCTGGACGGTGCCTTATGCAACGCCGCAGGCGGAAGCCCGGGCCCGGGCGATGCGCGAGGAGCAGATTGACATGCTGCGCCGGCATCAGGGCACGCATCTGACGGGCATCATCGCGCGTCTTGCCGAGAATGCCGCGAAGGTCGCGCTCATCAAAGCGATCACGGACAATCCGGGCAGTCCGCAGATTACGGTGACCGATCTCGACTGGGGCATGGGGATCGCAAGTCGCAGCGTGCAGACCCTGATACATGCGGTGAAAGAGCGGGTGGCCGACAACGAATACGAGGCCACATTGAAGCGGGTTCACAAAGCCATTGCGGATGCTGGAAGCGCTGGGATCGATGGCAACAAATTATCTCGGCGGACGCAGGGCGTGGATCGCAGGAAACGCGTTGATATCCTGGCTCACCTTGAGGAGGCTGGGATGATCAGGGTGATGGAGATGGCTAAAGGTGAGGGGGCGAGGGGGCCCGCGCGGCGGGTGTATTTTGATGTGGCGTGAGTTGCATAGAACTCACAGAATCAGCCGAAATTCAGCCTCGATCTCAGCCTATCGCTCATTTTTAGTCTGTATTCCGAGCTGTTCTAGGGCCTCGGACAAGCCCGTCCTGTCAGTAGAGCCTGTGGCTAGAAACTGGACAATCGTCCCGTCCGCGATAGCTTGCCGATAGTCGAATGAAAGTTGCACACTGGACGGAAATTCGATCTCATTGCCATCCGAAAGCAAAAACCGGCCCATGCCGGGAGCGGATAGGGTCACGCGAAGCTCACGTTCGTTGCTGTAAATCTGATCTTTGAGATAGGCGTATTCTATTGGGTTTGCCGAACGGTTTTCGTTTCGACTGTACGTAGCGCTCTCGACATAGGTAACTTTGCCGTAGTTGATTGCAAAAAGTTGGTGACAGCTAACGCCATTGTATAGCAGCGCTGCTGGTCCAGAGAGGGTGCCGTTTAGGTGGTGGCGTAGTTTATCAAGGTCGAATTCTATGCCGATCTGGCCCATCCCGCTGCCGAGCGCATAGTTCTTCCAAATATACTCGGAATTTTCGAGGGAGAAGCAGCAAGCGTAAGTTCGAGCTCGAGATTGAGCATAGTAATCTGACAGGGTGTAGTCGGGTGCTTTTTCGAAACTTGCAGCTTGATTGGCAGGCTTATCCACTGGCAGTTCCGCGCCGTCATTGGCATCTGCCAATGGAAATCCTGTGTATGCATCCACCCGGTTGAAGTGGAGGTAACTGCCCTCAATCGACCGGATAAGGTGCTCGACCTGCATAATCTTGAAAAGTCGTTGGCCCGGATCTGGCTGGGTCAGCAGTTCAGCGTGTGGTTCAATCCCTCCAAGGAGTGTCAGTGGGAGATTGGCAACTGTCACCGAGGTGGACATGGAACTCAAATTCTCAAAGCGATTCAATATGGGGTGCCAGGACCGAAGCGGTTTCCAGCAGTCCATGCGCCTCGAGCGACCGTAGCATGTCTTCCGGGGTGAGCTCCGGTCGCTTTAAGCGCAACCGCATGCGATTGATCGCAGCGACAGCACGCCCCTCTTCAAGGGCGATAGTGTCAGCGATAAAGTCGTCCGCACTGCGTGCTTCGATCGCCAATGGCGAAAGAACAGATGCGGGGAAGTCCGACAGGTTCTCGGTTACGAGAGCTTGAGCTTGCGTTTTGATCGCTGCAGCCAGAACGTGCTCGTCGTTTCTATCCGGCAAGCCATAGGTCGTAGCCTCAAATAGACCGAAGTCCTCCACCAAAGCTTCCGGAAATGCGGCACGCATACTGGCGACAGACTGAGCGGCCCGCGTCTTGCTATCGGCAATGTCACGCTCGTCCATCAAGCGTGTGATCGCCCGTTCTGTCTCTTCAAGAACATTCTCTGACCACCGCACACGGAAGAACTCGGCCTCAGCCAAAGTCAGGAGCAGATTCCTGCGCCACACGCTGACCAATGTGCATGCATCGATAAATGCGGTGTAGCGGTTGGCGAACATGGCGTGTGATCAGATCAGGTCCGCGTCGTTGCCAATCAGGGCATCCAACGCGCGAGCCCGTTCCTCATCTCGCTTTGCCTTGTAGTCAAAAATGTTCTCAGCCTTAATTCTGCGGTGCCGGCCGACAAAGGTATGGGGGATCGAATCCTGTTCCAGTAATTTGATCAGGTGAGGCCGAGAGACGTTCAGTAGATCGGCGGCCTGCTGTGTGGTCAGCATCTCCTGGATTGGTACCAACGTGACGGCATGGCCGCTGCCAATGTGTCGAAGGAGTTCGAGGAAGATATCTGACATCGCCGGGGTAAGGGTGACTTCGACTGGTTTTTGCGTCTCGGGCTCACGCACGCGTAGAGTGGCTTCGCCGGATTTTTGAGCAGCGAGCATCCGGCGCAGTTGGTTAGCAATCTGGCGATCGCTGGCAGACGGCAATTGGCCGCCGAAGGGCTCAGAATGCGCTGGCAAGGTCATTGGTACTCTCCGAGGTTGAATTCCTCACTATGCGATATTCGAAATAAACGCAACAAAATTTGCTGCAAGGGGCAACCTGAAGATGCCGATCGCTGTCCTAACTCCTCAACGCCCTGAAACCCCTCAACGAAACTTCTCATGATCCGAAACCCGCAAAAAACTGCGAGTTTTTGCATCTTCTCAAAAACTCAACTTCTCTCGCGCGCGCGAAAAAGGGGGAGGGGGAAGGAGGGAGGAGATATGATTGTATATATATTGAGTAATTGAGAAGTTTATAAACCTGCTGAATTCAGGCTATTTTCACTCTTGATCTGATCTTGAGCAGTTTTTGAACTGTTTGAGCAGTTAGTTTTGTGGGAGCCGTCCTATTTCCTGGCACCCATGGCGCGCGGTACAAGGCCCCTGACGCGGCGATCCTCGAAAACGGAGGATTGCTTTGAATCAGACAGCCCCTGCCGCATCCGCTGGATCGGATGCGCGCGTGCCCCTCGGATCTGCAGCTGCAGGCCGGATACGCGGCGCGACCCTTGCACTCGACATCGCCACGACGACCGGCTGGGCCCTAGAGGGCACGGACGGCTACATCGCCAGCGGAACGATATCGTTCAAGAACAGCCGCTATGATGGCGGCGGGATGCGCTATCTGCGCTTCCAGCGCTGGCTTGAACAGATCGACGAGGACGCCGGGCCAATCGGGGCGGTTTACTTCGAGGAAGTCCGCCGGCACGTCAGCAACGATTCCGCTCAGGTCCATGGAGGTCTGCTCGCTGTTCTGAGCGCGTGGTGTGAGGATCGGCTGGTCGCCTACCAGGGTGTACCAGTCGGGACCATCAAGCGCTTTGCCACCGGCAAGGGCAATGCCGACAAGGCTGCGGTGATCGATGCGGTCCGCCAGCGCGGCTATGCCCCGCTGGACGACAACGAGGCCGACGCGCTCGCCATCCTGCTCTGGGCCATCGAGACCCGGGGAGGTGTGCGATGACCACCTGGTCCATTCTCGGGCACACCGCCAAGGTGCTCGAAGAACGCCGCGACGATTACGGTGACGCTGCCGAACAGTTCAAAGCCATCGCTGAGCGCTGGTCGATTACGCTCGGAACACCAGTGACCGCTGACCAGGTCGTCCTGTGCATGATCGATCTCAAGCTGACACGGCTCGCCTACGATCCCTGCCACACCGACAGCATCGTCGATGTCATTGGCTATGCCGCGCTGCTCAAGGAAGTGCGCTGATGAGCATGACCTCCCGGATTTACAGCCACGGCACCCAGCGGGACGGCGAGCAGCTTCGCCGCGATGGCTGGAGGAATGGCATCCTGGCCATTTCGGTAAGCGATCAGCGGCTCACCAGCATGGAGCGCGAAGCAATCCTGGCGATTGGCGAGCGGCTATATGGAGGCGGCCGTGGCAAGGGGGCGTAAGCGTAAAGCAGGCAAGCGCCACCCGTCTGGCAAGCTGGTGCAGCCGCGACGGGCTGAAAGCCAGAGCGATATCATGGGCACGGCACTCGACGCCCGGCAGCGCCACTACGGGATCGGTGCCAAGCAGGCCCGGGACGAACGACTTGGCACAGCGCTCGGTCGCCTCTCCTTCGCGGGCAAGATCACGCCCGATCAGTATGCAGCTGGTGAGCTCTACGGGGAGCTGATGGCACGCCACAATGCGGTCATGGGATTGCCCATCGATCAACCGCGCTCGGTCACGGGTCTGCTCATCAACGAGGGGATCTTTGGCGGCGGTGCGCCCGATCCTGATCCCGAGCTGGTCGACAAGATCCGGCGTCAGGCAGCAGGCGCGGCGCTCATGCTACGGGGCTGCGATCAGGACATCGCGGGCAGGGCAGGGCGGCGTTCCAGCGTACTGGTCCACATCCTGGCCTGCCATGATGTGGAGGCTTTGCGTTGGTCTCCTGCGGACCTTCATAACCTGCGTCTTGGGCTTGATTCCCTGTGCCGGTTCTTCCGGATCAGGCGAGACAGTTTTTAAGATTCTTGCTAAGCAAGATAAAATAAAAATATGATTCTGAACGGTAAAGTGCAATAAGGTGATTGACGGGACTGTTGCTGAAGCGTAGGGCTTCCGAAATAGAGAGTTCAGAACTGCGCCCGGGGCAAACGCTTCCGGGCGTTGTTCGTTTTTCGGGGGCAGAGAATGCCTCGTGCTTGTCTCAACTGGGTTCTTGGAGCATTGCGCAACCCATGAGCAGCATCGATTCCAGAGCAATCATCGAGGAAGTCGTGAGCAAGCTTCCAGACCTCCTGCGGGCTGATCTGGCCTCCCGCGATCCTGCCATTCGCCAAAGCGCGGAAGAGGTTGTCGCTGCCAAGATTGCTCTGGCGCTCGAAGAGCTGCGCGCGGCTAGCTAACACCGAGGACAACGGTGATGGCTGAACGATTGCGCGGACGCCGTGCAGTCGCCCAGCGGCTTCGTCGTTTACGTGCCGACCCCCTCTGCCGCGATTGCGCTTCTGCCGGGATAGTCCGCGAGGCGATCGTGCCTGACCACATCGTGCCGCTCGCCCATGGTGGATCGGACGAGGACTGCAACATCCGCTGCCTCTGCGCTGAGTGCCACGCCAAGCGGACAGCGCAGCAATTCGGCCAGCGCAGGACGGTCCCCGTAGGGTCCGACGGTTGGCCGATCGGGTGACCAGGTAGGGGGGCGGTCCGAAAGTCTGGCGGTTTGACGGGGGAAACCGCGCTTGGTCCAAACTTTACGCAACCGCGAGTTAGCAACCGGGGGTCAGAAAGCAGAAAGTCTCAGATTTCCGTCGATTTGACTGGATAGTCGCCCCAATAAGAGCGGTAGTCGCTTCACGAACACGGAGCGACGCAGATGACCAATCCGACATTGCCAACTGCCAACGAAGCCTGGGGTTTTTACGGCACCAGCGGCGCCTTCGCAGATGCTGACGCAGCCTGGGAGATTGCCTTCCTGGCGGTGCTGGCAGCAACTGAAGGCACGGCCGAAGGGGTGCGGGACTTTCTCGACAGCCGCCACGGCCGCCACTTTGCTGATGACGTCCACAACGGCGTCCATGTAGGACTTGACCTGACCGCAGCCACCCATGCGGCGGTCACCCGCTGGATGGGTTGGACTATCGACCGCAAAACGGCGCGCGAGATGGCGATGCCCAAGGGGCTGCCCTACCTGACGGGCTTCGTCCTCTATTTCAGCCTTAAGGCGCAGGCCGCATGAGCCCGGACATCACCAGTACGATCCGTCTTGCGATCCGCACGCTGCCGGAGAATTTCGACCGCGGCCGGATCGCCTCGGTGATCGAGACGATCGAACAGGAACTTTACGAGGGCGGCATCTATGCCAGCGCGACTGCTGACAGCTACACCATCGAGATCACAGTGCGGAGTGACCAGTTGCTCGATACGGCGCAGGTGCTGACCGAGCTCGAACTCATCTGACGTCGAAGTAATCAAAAGGCGGGAGCAGTACGCATGACGCTACCGTCTTCCGGTGCGATTTCCTTGTCCGCAGTGAATGTCGAGCTTGGAAGAGCGAGCACCGCGGCAATTTCGCTCGGCGAAACGGCCGTTCGCAATCTGGCGGGGATTGCCAGCGGCGCGATTTCGCTCAGCAACCTATACGGCAAGAGCCTGGTGACGGGGACAACCGTAACTGTCACCGAAGGCCAGTATGACACAGGCGGAAAAGTGCCTTTCATATACGCTGGTTATTCAGCGTCCGGTAGCAGCTGCGCATACGTGTTGGGCAGCGCGTCGCCAACGATTTACAAATCGGTCGCCATCAAGGGAATCTGGTCGGTGAGCTCTGGATCAACCAGCCTAGACTTTGCAGGAAATCAGACTGGAAATTCGTCGTTCCTGACGAGTGTGACGATTAACGGCACCAGCTTGGGAGCCGTTCCTGCCGGTTCCTACAATTCGAACCTGAACATTACGACTTACACCTTCCAGGTCACAGGTTTTGACGGGGTTGGTTCCTCAACAGTGGTACTGCGATGACGACACGAGCTGAGCAGGGCGACCAATTGCCTCCAACCCCACCGCCAGTGGTGCGCGAAGGGGATTATGATGGCGCGGCATACCGAACCGAAACCTGGCACGAACCGGAAGAGCTGTGATGCTGAACAAGTCCTTCCGCTATAGCGCCCTGTCTGTCGACCTGGTCGAGTTGGAACCGGGTGAAAGCTTCACCTTTCAGCTCAATCCGGCCAGCGCCAGTTATGGGGTCTTTGCCCTTGGTGGTTCGCGCAGCAGCGATGACGCAACCGAGGTAACCGACCCGGCGGTGCATGAGGTAACGACACTTACGTCTGGCGCGGTGCCTGGCCGGGCCTTCAATTTTGTCGGTCACTGGCTTCCCAATGGGGCGGATCATGGCTGGTCGAACGATGCGGTCGGACACGAACCGATGACCATCACCGCCGGGGAGCAGGGCGCCAGATGGGTTTGCCTCTCGCGTAACGAGAGCGGCGAACGTGAAGTCCAGCATCTCCGCGTTGATGGGGAGAGCACCCTGCCGGCCGGCTGGGGCTTTGTCGTCGCGCGCGGGTCATTTGCATGCGATGGCAAGACAGCCGAGCAACTCGCCTATTTTCGTCCCCGTGAGCGGGACCTGTCGATTACCGGAATCGGCGACATCCTGCTGGTCCGATAAGGGCCATTAACGCCTCAATCAGGGTATTGGTGGGCCCGGCAGGACTCGAACCCGCGACCTAGCCGTTATGAGCGGCCAGCTCTAACCAACTGAGCTACAGGCCCCACCTCCAGCGCCCATAGCGGTTTACCAACATCGCAAACAAGAGCCGCGAGCCATTAGGCTTTTGCGACCAAGCCCGTTTCAAGGACATTTATGGATCAGGACTGGCCGGCCCAGAGCAACGAGCTCTGGCCGATAGAGAAGATCACGCCTTATGCGCGCAATTCCCGCTCGCACTCGGACGAGCAGGTCGCGCAGATTGCGGCCTCAATCCGCGAATGGGGCTGGACCAACCCGATCCTCGTCGATGAAGACGGCGGCCTGATCGCCGGCCACGGCCGACTGCTTGCCGCGCGCAAGCTCGGTCTCACCCAGATCCCGACCATGGTCGCCAAGGGCTGGAGCGAAGCGCAGAAAAAGGCCTACGTCATTGCTGACAACAAGCTGGCGCTGAACGCCGGCTGGGACCTCGAACTGCTGGCCGTCGAACTCGGCGACCTGCAGGGTTTCAACTTTGATCTGCGGCTAACCGGCTTTTCCGACGACGAACTGGGCAAGCTGCTGGCCGAAAAGACCGAGGGCGAGACTGACCCTGACGACATTCCTGAGGCTCCTGCAGATCCTGTCGCCAAACCCGGCGATGTCTGGCTACTCGGCAAGCACCGGCTGGTCTGCGGTGACAGCACCGATGCCGGCACTGTGGCCAAAGCCCTGAACGGTGTCACGCCCCACCTGATGATCACCGATCCGCCCTATGGCGTCGAATATGACCCCGCCTGGCGTGAGCGGGCCGGGGTTACTTCAAGCGGTACAGCCAAAGGCAAGGTGCTCAATGACGACAAGGCCGACTGGCGTGAAGCCTGGGCCCTGTTCCCGGGAGAAGTCGCCTATGTCTGGCACGCTGGCTTATTCGCCGGCGTCGTCGGGGACAGCCTGATTGCCTGCGATTTTCAACTCCGCTCCCAGATCATCTGGGCCAAAAGCCATGCACCCATGTCGCGCGGTAATTACCACTGGCGCCACGAGCCCTGCTGGTACGCGGTCAAAAAGGGCGCGAACGGGCATTGGGAAGGTGATCGTAAGCAGAACACTGTTTGGGAAATCGCCAAGCCGCAGAAGAATGAGACAGGTCACGGCACACAGAAGCCGGTCGAATGCATGAAACGTCCGATCGAGAACAATTCTAGCCCCGGTCAGGCGGTCTATGAGCCGTTCTCTGGTTCGGGCACTACTATCATCGCCGGTGAAATGACGGGCCGATCGGTTCACGCGATTGAGCTAAACCCGGCTTACGTCGATGTGGCGATCAAGCGCTGGCAGGATTTTACGGGCCTTGAAGCTGTGCTTGAAGAGAATGGCCGAACGTTCAATTCAATCTCGGGGGCGATTGAGACGGTCTGCGCCAGTTAACAGGAGATCCACCCATAACGCTTTACAGCATGCCCATCGCGAATTTGAGCGCAGGAGAGGTCTTCACCCTTTGCTGTGCAGCGGGCTACAATCCGGCCGTACCGATCGGTGTCGGTTTGCTCACAGAGGACCTTTGATCCGCCAATCAGCTGTTCAAGATTCGCCTGGCTGGCGTAGGGATCACCGGGGGTACATTGACGACCCGGTCGGCAGTGGCCTGGCATTTCGGGTGCATCAATTCCTTCGAGTCTGATGCGGTTCTGGCCGCAGCGGATGGTATCGCCATCCGTCACTTCGGCGGAGGAGCAAACGATATCCGCCGCCTCAGCAGATGAAGCAGACGGCAATCCGCTGACCAGGCCAAAGCCTGCGAAGCCCCCAATGATCAGGCCGCCAACTATCCATGGCAAGTGACGCAGGCGCCGCTTCCGGCGCGGCTTTGCCTTGGCGGGTTTCCAACCGCGTAGCTGTGTGACGTTGTTCGGCGCCCGGCGCCCCCTGTTCCTCATGGCCGCAATATCACTGCAGCAGTCACTAAGGACAAGTTACTAGATCGCAGATTTCATGAAACCAGGAACCAAACCCAAGCCGACCCATCTGAAGCTGGTCACGGGCAATCCCGGCAAGCGGAGCCTGAACCGCAAGGAAGCGAAGACCAAAGCTGCTATCCCGGCACCTCCCCACCACCTGACCGCCGACGCTGTCGAAGAATGGAACCGGGTGGCAACCGAGCTCTATAATCTCGGGATCCTCTCCGAGATCGACCGGGCGGCCCTTGCGGCTTACGCCATGGCTTATGGCCGCTGGGTCCAAGCCGAACGCGCGATCGCGAAGATGGCCGAGAAGGACCAGCTGACCGGCGGCCTCATGATCAAGACATCGAACGGCAACGCGGTCCAGAACCCGCTGGTGGGCACCGCCAACAAGGCGGCGGCGGACATGATGCGTTACGCCGCAGAATTCGGGATGACGCCGAGTGCCAGGAGCAGGATCGCGGCCCAGCCGCCAGACGAAGGCGCGGACCCCGCCGACCGCTTCTTCGCCTGACCGGACACTGGCCTATGCCAAGGCCGTGGTTGCAGGCGAAATCGTTGCCGGACCGCATGTACGCAATGCCTGCAAACGGCACATCGCTGATCTCAGGCGCAAGGACGGCATCTGGTTCGACCACGAGGCCGCCAACCATGCCTTCGCCTTTTTCGAGGAGGTGCTGAAGCTTTCCGAGGGCCAGTTCGAAGGAGAACCCTTCCGGCTTGAGCCGAGCCAGGCGTTCATCGTCGGCTCGCTGTTCGGCTGGAAGCGCAAGGACGGCCGCCGCCGCTTCCGCCGCGCCTACATCGAACAGGGCAAGGGCAACGGGAAGTCGCCGGTTGCTGGCGGCATCGGCATTTACGGGATGACCGCCTGCAAGGAAGCTGGCGCCCAGATCTATGCGGCTGCGGCCAAGAAGGAGCAGGCCAACATCCTGTTTCGCGACGCTGTGCGCATGGTCCGGCAATCGCCGGCCTTGGCAAGGCGGCTGGAGTTCTCCGGAGGGCCGGGGCGCGAGTTCAACATCGCGCACCTGTCCTCGGGCAGCTTCTTTCGTCCGGTGTCGCGCGACACGGGAAAGACCGGCTCAGGCCCGCGGCCCTATTTTGTGCTGGCGGATGAGGTGCACGAGCTTCCGGACCGCTCGATCATCGAGATGCTGGAGCGCGGCTTCAAGTTCCGCCGTGATCCGCTGCTGTTCATGATCACGAACTCAGGCTCGGACCGCAATTCGGTCGCATGGGAGGAACACGAGCACGCGATCCGGGTGGCGGCTGGAAACCCTGACGCAGTGACTGACCTGACCTTTCTGGGCCAGGTCCTCGACGACACGACGTTCAGCTATGTCTGCGGGCTTGATGAGGGTGACGACCCGCTGACCGACCCCAGCTGCTGGATCAAAGCCAATCCGCTGCTCGGCGTCACGATCACGGAGCAATACCTCTCGGAGGTGGTCGCCCAGGCCAAGGCTATCCCGGGGCAATTGAACGGGATTCTGCGGCTGCACTTCTGTGTGTGGACCGATGCCGAGACCGCCTGGATGGCGCGCTCGACGCTCGAGCCGCTCCTGGCAGAATTCGAGCCCAAGGCTGGTGGGGCCGTTTGGCTGGGGCTCGACCTGAGCCAGAACCGGGATTTGACCGCACTGGCCGCAGTTCAGCGCAATGGCGAGAAGGACGGTAAGCCCTGCTTTGACGCCTGGGTCGAGGTCTGGACGCCGGGAGATACGTTGGCCGCGCGGGTTCTGCGGGACAAGCAGCCCTACGACCTCTGGGTCGCCGACTGGTTTTTGAATGCGCCGGCCGGCGAGAACATCAGTTTCCGCCATGTGGCACAGGCCCTCGCCGAGATGGCGTCGGACTACCGGGTCGAGGCCGTGGCCTACGACCGATACGCTTTCAGGCGGTTCGAAGAGGAGGTCGCCGAACTTGGTCTCGACCTCGCCTTTGTCGAGCACCCGCAGGGCGGCACCAAGCGGGCCAAGCCTGCGGGCGAGATGACCGAGGGCCTATGGATGCCGGGTTCGCTCCGGCACCTCGAAGAACTGATCCTTGAGGGCCGCATCCGGCTCAAACGCAATCCGGTCCTCATCTCGGCAATGATGTCAGCGGTCACCGAGACCGACCGCTGGGACAACAAGTGGCTCTCCAAGCAGCGGGCCATCAACAAGATCGATGCAGCCGTCGCGCTGTGCATGGCAGTGGGGGCAGCGATGGCAGGCGATACCTCCAGCACCATAGATGACTGGCTGAAGAGCCTCGCATGAACCTATTTCAAAAAGCGATCGGCTACCTCGCGCGCTCGATAGGCCTCACTGACCCACGGCTGGTGCAGGCCGCTGTTGGCCGCACGACCACGACCGGTGAACTGGTTTCGACCAGCTCTGTGCTGGGGCTCGCCTCGGCCTGGGCCTGCGTCAACTTGCTAGCCGGCACGATCGCCTCGCTGCCGCTCATGGTCTACCGGACCCGGGGCGGAGCACGGACGGTGGCGAGCGATCATCCGCTCTACCGGATCCTGCATGACAGCCCGAACGCCGACCAGACCGCGGTCGACTTCTGGGAGTTCATCTGCGCTTCGATTGAACTCAATGGCAATGCCTATGCCGAGATTATCCGGGGCAGCAACGGCCGGGTGGTAGCGCTGAGCGTACCGATCGCGCCTGAGCTCATGACGGTGCGACGTCTGCGTGACGGCAGCCTTGAATACGAGTGGTCGGATGGCGGCATTCACAGTGTCGTATCGCAAGATAATATGCTGCATTTTCGAGGGTTTGGCGGAAATCCCTTAGGAGGCTTGTCAACTCTGAGTTTTGGGCGCCAGACTTTCGGATTGGCGCAGGCGATCGAGCGAGTCTCGGGCGACACCTTCCGCAATGGGGTGCGGCCCTCGGGGCTTCTCAAGACCGCCGACAGCCTGACGCTTGACCAGCGCAAGCAGGCCGAAGAACTGCTGCAGGAGAAGTTTGCCGGCGCGATCAATGCCGGACGCCCCATGCTACTCGACCGGGGGATGGACTGGGTCCAGCTCTCGATCAGCCCGGAAGACGCGCAGATGCTGCAAAGCCGGGCCTTCTCGGTCGAGGAGGTCTGCCGCTTTTTCGGTGTGCCGCCGTTCATGGTTGGTCACACCGAGAAGACGACCAGCTGGGGCACCGGACTCGAACAACAGACGCTGGGGTTCCAGAAGTTCACCCTCCGTCGGCGTTTGAAGCGCATCGAACAAGCGCTCGCCAAGCAACTGCTCTCACCCGCCGACCGGCAGGCGGGCCTCGTCATTGAATTTAACCTCGAAGGCCTGCTGCGCGGTGACAGCGCGGCGCGTGCGTCCTTCTACCAGTCGATGCTGGGGAGCGGCGTGATGACCATCAATGAGGTCCGCGCGCTCGAAAACCTGCCGCCGGTCGAAGGCGGCGATGTCCCCCGCATGCAGATGCAGAACGTCCCCATCACCCAGACTGGATCAGGCGCAGCGCCAGCAGCGCTCCTGCCTGCAGATCCCGGAGCCACCCCATGAACCATCTCGATTTCATCCTCGACACCAAGGCCGTCACCGAAGATGGCCAGATCGAGGGGCTGGCTGCTGGTTACGGCAACGTCGATGCCGGCGGCGATGTGATTGTGCCCGGCGCGCTCGCCCGCTCATTGAAGGGCCGCACCTCGGTGCCGATGCTGATGTATCACGACCAGACCCGCCCGGCTGGTATCTGGACAGACTTTGCCGAAAGCCGCGACGGCCTTGTCGTCAAAGGCCAGATCTCACTTTCGTCGCGCGCCGGTCAGGAGGCCCATGCCCTGGTGCGCGACGGCGCAATTGGCGGGCTCTCGATCGGCTACAAGACCATTCGGGAGCAGATTGTCGGCAAGACCCGCCAGCTGCTCGAGCTTGCCCTTTACGAGGTCAGCCTCGTCACCATCCCGATGAACGAGCGCGCGGTGATTACGTCCGTGAAGTCGTTCATCGAGGACGGACGACTTCCGACCTTGCCAGAGTTTGAGAATTTCCTGCGCGAGGCAGGGTTCTCGAAAAGCCAGGCCACCGCAATCGCGGGCAAAGGCCTGGCGCCGCTGATCCGGAGTGAGTCTGGCAGCACCCCTTCCGACTTCCTGTCGGCCCTGATGGCGCAAATCGGCGCCTGACCCCACTCCAGTTCAGGAATATCCCATGACCGATACCAAGAGCGCCGAGCAGCTTGCCGGCGAAGTGAAAGGCGTGCTCGACGCACGCTTCAATGAAGTGAAGTCCAGCCTCGAGGCACGCCAGAGCGAACTGCGTAGCAGCCTTGATGCCCGGCACGACGAGATCAAGTCGGACCTTGATGCCAAGCACGACAAGGTGAAGGCTCTGGCCGAAGAGGCGCTGGGTAAAGCGCAGCGCGGCGAAGACCTCTCCAATGCCACCAAGGAACTGGCTGATGAGGCGCTGACCGCGCTCAATGAAGCCAAGGCCCGCCTCGATGAGGTCGAGCAGAAGATGGCCCGCCGCGTGGCCGACGAGGGTGCGCCCTCGTTCAAGACCATTGGCGAGCAGGTTGTGGCTGACGAAGCCATTCGTGCATTCCTCGGCAACAACACCGTGCGCGGGCGTGCCAGCGTCGAGGTGAAGTCGATCATCTCCTCGCTCACCACCGATGCCAATGGCTCGGCCGGTGACATGATAGTGCCGGACCGCTTTCCGGGCGTCATTATGCCGGGGCAGCGCCGCATGACGGTGCGCGATCTGCTCACCCCGGGCAGGACGGCGAGCAACTCGGTGCAGTACGTCAAGGAAACGGGCTTCACCAATGCGGCCGCGACCGTCTCGGAAACCACTGGTCCCACCAAGCCGCAGTCAGACATCAAGTTCGATGTGGTGACCAGCAATGTGACCACGATCGCCCACTGGGTGCTGGCCACCCGCCAGATCCTCGACGATGTGCCGATGCTCCAGTCCTATGTGGACGGGCGTCTGCGCTATGGTCTGGCGCTGGTCGAAGAAAACCAGCTCCTGAATGGCAGCGGCACGGGCACGGATCTTGCCGGCATTTACACGCAGGCGACCGCGTTCACCCCGCCGATCACCATCCCGGCGACGGTGACCCGGATCGATGTTCTGCGCCTGGCCATGCTGCAGACGGCGCTGTCTGAGATGATGTCGACCGGCGTGGTGCTCCACCCCGCTGACTGGGCGGCGATCGAGCTCCTCAAGGACGGGCAGGGCCAGCTCATCGTTGGCAATCCGCAAGGGACGATCACCCCAACCCTGTGGGGTCAGCCGGTGGTCTCCACCCAGTCGATGGCCACGGGCAAGTTCCTGACCGGTGCCTTCCAGCTCGGCGCGCAGATCTTCGACCGGATGGACGCGGTGGTCGAGATCTCGACCGAGGACGACCAGAACTTCCGCAAGAACCTGGTGACGGTGCTCGCCGAAGAGCGTCTCGCGCTCGCGGTCTACCGCCCTGAAGCATTTGTGAAGGGCGACTTCGCGGCGGCTGCGACGGCGGCCACCAAGGTCTGATGAGCTTAGGAGGGCTGGTCTGATGGCCAGTCCTCCTTTTCCATTTTCCAGGAGACAGCCATGATCCTTCAGGCACTCGATACCATTCATGTGAGCTCGGTGAGCTCGGAGAACATCACTACCGGCCAGACCTTCGAGGTCGATGATCAGGCGGGGCGCAGCCTGATCGAGCGCGGCCTTGCGATCGAGGTCGATGCGGCCGCTGCTGCCAAGGCAGAACCCGCCTTGAAGGCGGAAGCGCAGCCGGTGGAACACTCACAGGCAGAAGAAGGCGCAGATCAGCCGCCGATTGCCAACAAGGCCGGCGCTAGCGTTCGCACGAAGGCAGCCTGATGTCCGAGATCGTCACGGTAGAACCGCCTCAGGATCGCGCCGTGACGCTCGAGGAAGCACGCCAGCAGCTGCGCCTTGATGGGCATGACGAGGATCTGCTGCTCGGGGCCAAGCTCGATGCGGCGCAGGCTGAACTCGAGCAGCGGACGGGCCTTAAGCTTTGCGAGCAGACCCTCGAACTGCAACTGGAGGGGTGGAGTGACGAGATTACGGTGCCGGTCAGGCCCTGCGTGGTCAGCCAAATCCGCTACACGGCGGCCAATGGCGCCGCCGTCACGCTACCGGAGGGCCATTACGTTGCCCGCAAACGGCATGGGGTCACCCGCATCCGACCCGCATCGGGCAGGTCGTGGCCCGAGCTTGGGCCTGATGGCCTGACCCGGGTGACGCTGTCAAGGGCGGCGATCCTCGTCAAAACCGCCTCAATGTTCGAAAACCGCGAAGGCGCGGCCTGTCTCGCCTTTGATACGCTGGTCGCCCAGCTCCAGTCCCGATGGATTTAGCCTCCAAGCTCTCGGTCCGGATCCGGATCGAGCGCAAGTCTGTCACCCATGACCCCCAATACGGGACTGAAACCGTGACATGGACTCCGTTTGCCTGCGTCTGGGCCGAGGTGAAGGACATTCTGCCATCGCGCGCCGAGCGCATGGCCGAACAGATCCAGATTGCGCGGCGTCCGGCCCGGATCCGTATCCGATACCTCGCCGACATCACGCCTGACATGCGTGTGATCATCGCGGGGCGCATCCACCAGATCATTGCCGGACCTTCCATGCTGGGGCGGCGCGAAGCCATCGAGCTGATGGTAGAAGAACTCTCGAGTGAAGTAGCAGCGCCATGACCTTCCGGCTCAAAGGCGGCCCCGAACTGCTACAACTGCTCGATCAGCTCCCCAAAAACCTCGAGCGCAACGTCATCCGTGGCGGTCTGCGCGCAGGCGCCAAGGTGATCCAGCAGCAGGCCAAGGCCAATGTGCCCGTAAAGACCGGCCAGCTGAAGCGTGCGATCGGGACCGGCACACGGACCGATGGCGCGAAGCTTAGTTCCTACGTCAAACTGCGGGGCAAAGGCTCCTATCTCGGGCTCTTCATCGAATATGGCGTCGCGCCCCACCTGATCTCGGTGACGGAGGCTGATGTCCCGGTGCGTGAGACCCGCCACGGCCCCCGCAAGGTCAGCATCGGCACGATGAACAAGATGCTAAAGCGCGGCAGCCTCAAGATCGGCGAGAACTTCGTCGGCCCCGTGATCATGCACCCGGGGCACGCCGCCAAACCCTTCCTGCGGCCCGCGCTGGATCAGAAAGCCGAAGAAGCGGTCACCGCCATGGGCGCCTACATCGCCCACCGGGTGCAGATCGGTGACCTCAAGGCCCCAGCTCTCGAGGTCGACGACGAATGAACGGCGTGATTGCGGTTCGTAGCCTCCTGGTGGGTGACACCGGGCTTACGGCGCTTGTGCTGCCGGAGAGAATTGCGGCGGGCACACTGCCGCAGGGCACTGCCCTCCCGGCCGTCGCCCTGATGAGCATCGGCAGCGTGGACCGGAACATCCTTGTCCCGGGGCCGAAGCGCCGGGTGTCCGAACGGGTGCAGGTGACCGTGCTGGCGCGTGCCTATCCAGAAGCCAAAGCCATAATTGCCGCTGTCCGCGCGGCTGCTGCGGATCGCATGCCCGCAATCGAGGGGCTCAGCGATGTCACCGTTCAAACAGATTCCGCCGGCCCTGATTTCCTCGACGAGGAGACCGGCATCCACATGCAGACGCAGGACTTCCGCGTCTCATTCAACGAGGCGCGTTGAAGCTTCACCTTCATAAGGACCTAATGCCATGACCGTTCGGACTTCCGCCGGCACCACCTTGAAGGTGTCGGCCTCTACCCCTGCGACTTTTGACGCCACCGGCTACAATGCGCTGACCATGACTGTGGTCGGCGAAGTATCCGACCTTGGCGAGTTCGGCCGCGAGTTCAATCTCGTTACCTTCAATCCCGTCGGTAGCCGCGGCGTGGTCAAGAAGAAGGGCAGCTTCAACCAGGGTACGATGACGATCCAGCTCGGCCTCGATACCGACGATGCCGGTCAGATCCTGCTGAAGTCCGCCTCCCTCTCGGACAGCGACCACAGCTTCCTCGTCACCACCCAGAACGGCGACAAGTACTACTTCCAGGCGCAGGTGATGAGCTTCAAGGTCAATGTCGGTTCGGTCGACCAGATCACCACTGCCTCCGTGACCCTCGAACTCACTACCAACTCCGCCGGTGTGGGCATTGTCGAGGTGCTAGCGCCGTGATCTGGTAGTGCATCGGTCGCTGCGCGAAAGATTACTTGGGAATTGCAGAGGTTGCGTGATGGAATTTACCAGTTAAACCTGCTGTTTGAATAGGGGAGTGGGGAAATGCTGGCAAAACTTGAGCAGGTTTACCTTGCAGTGCTTCGAGTTGTCATTCTCGTGGCTGCAACCATTGCGTTGGTTGTCGCCGCGTTCGGTACGATCGGAGCCATTCCTCCCCTTATCAAATGGGCTGGGCTTACCGATGTCACGGCACCAACGGGCGGGACCCTTGGTGAGTTCATAAGAGAAATGAAGGCTTCTGGGACCAGTGAAGATCTTCCCAATACTACCACGACCACAACAGTCATCACAATACAGCCGGATATCAATGCGGCGGCTACCAATCTGAAGAAGTATCTTGGCGATCGTACCCGCCTTACTACAGATCAGATCGCAGAAGGCCTGCAGGGCTTCGCCGATGAATATCCACTGCACTCGGATGCCTATGCCAAGAGCGTAAGGGCTCTCACTGAAGAACTGCTGGTCAGTAAGGGCAAGCCCATGAGCGAAGCACGGATCTCAGAGCTGCTAGCCTGGCACAATAAGCGATTTGAAGCTGATATTCAGCTTCGCGCTGCGGAGCAGGCTGAAGGAAACTCGAAGTTCCTGATGACCATCGGAGTGGCAGCGATCTCCTTCTTGGCTTTCGTACTGATCATCTTCATCTTCCTTTTCGTGAAGATCGAGCGGAATCTCCGACCAGTGCGGGCCAATTCACCGGTGGAAGAACCCAGCGAAAATGCCTGAGCGGCTTTCTGCGGCTGGCGTTGCTGCGATTGCTGCCTCGCTGTTGCTCCTCGCTGGATGCGGCAACTCTAAAGGCGGCCCGGTTGACACCACGCTTCCGGATGAGACTTCAAGTGTAGCTGCGCCTGAGGTTGCGAGCGAGGAAGGACCGGTGACCCAACAGGAGGGTTCTTCGGCCCTGGCGACCGAGGAACAGCCGAAAAAACCGCGAATGAGGTCGCCGGTTGATCCTTATAGTGAAGGTCAGGTCGCTTCCAGTGAAGGACCTGGCCAGCGCTCGACATACACGGCCCGTCAGGCAACACCGATTGGCAATCCGGGGTATTGGATTGGAACGAGCGATTACCCCACCAGGGCGCTTCGGGAAGAACAGGAAGGTACAAGTCGGTTTCGATTGACTGTGGACCAAGACGGAAGGGTCTCTGACTGCACTATCACCCAATCCAGCGGCTTCATGGATCTCGACGAAGCCACCTGCGCCAACGTGAGGCGGCGGGCACGGTTCAGGCCGGCAACTGATGATACTGGCACACCCGTAGAGGGATATTATTCCAGTGCAGTTCGTTGGAGTATCCCCAGAGAATAAAGACTTCAGAAAGCCTCAGAGCAGGAATGATGCGCCGCGTGGCTCAGTCGCCCTTCGATTTCGACCCAGCGCATTTTGTCAAAAGTTATGGTGCGGATGGCGGGACTCGAACCCGCACGAGGATACCCTCACAAGATTTTAAGTCTCGGGCGTCTACCATTCCGCCACATCCGCTTGGCCATACCGGCATGGTGCGGGCGAAGGGACTCGAACCCCCACGCTATTAGGCGCCAGAACCTAAATCTGGTGCGTCTACCAATTTCGCCACGCCCGCACGGCCAGCGCCTTTCCCAGATCCCTACCAGATTGCCAAGGAGAACATGCATGTTCGATATCACTACGCTTGCCGCCACCGAGACTTCGATCGTCGAGCTCGTCGGCGGCGATGACGCCCCGCTCTATGACGACAAGGGCAAGCGGCTAACAATCACGGTCTACGGCCCGGGCACCAAGGTCTATCAGCGCGCCCAGCAGCGTCAGCAGAACCAGCTGATGGACAAGATCAAGAAGCGCGGGAAGATGGACCAGTCGGCCGAGGAAAAGCTAGCCGAGCAGGCTGATTTCCTCGCTGCCTGCACCGTCAGCTTCAACGGCTTTTCCTATCCGCCCGCCGACGGCCTCGAAGGCCAGGACCTGTTCCGCAAGGCCTATGCCGATCCCTCGATCGGCTTCATCGCCGCCCAGGTTGCTGCCCACATCAATGACTGGGCAAATTTTACGAAGAGCTCGGCAGAGAGCTGATCCTCTACGTCCGGCAATTGGCGTGGCTCGGCACCGCGCCCAAGCCCCGCAGCAGCAGTAAAGGCCGCACAGACCCCGATCCCGAACCACTGACCCGCATGCAACGCATGGCAGTGGACGATCTCACACCCGACATGCCGCCGATCCGCACGCCCTGGATCATCGATCACCTGATGGATCTTGGGCCGAGCGAAGCCGGCGCCATGGGGCCGGTGCCCATCTCATGGGCATCGATCGATCACTGGCAGCACTGCTCCGGAATAGATCTCCAGCCCTGGACAACGCGGCTCCTGCGCCGCCTCTCGGTCGACTTTGTCGCCGAGATGGTAAGGGCCCGCGAGCCAGATTGCCCGCCGCCATGGACCGCCACCTCCAGCCTCAACCGCGACGAAGTCTCCCGGAAGGTCACCAATGCTTTCCGCTCGCTCATGACCTCGAAGGAGCCAAACCCATGAAGGCCGGCACCCTCGAGATTGAGCTCATCACCAATGTCGCCCGTCTCCAGAAGGAGATGGCTGACATGAAGCGGTCAGTGGCAGGCGCGATGGGCGATATTGCTGACTCCGCCTCGCGCGCGGACAAGGCGCTGGGATCGGCAGCCGGCGGCGGGATCACCCGCATGGGCGGATCCGCCAAGCTTGCCAGCCACCATATGCAGAACCTTGTATTCCAGTTGAACGACATGGTCGTCGGCCTGTTCTCGGGGCAAAAGCCGCTGACCGTGTTCATGCAGCAAGGCACGCAGATCGGTCAGATCGGCATGCAGGCGGGCATGGGGATCGGCGGCATGGCCCGGTCGCTCCTTGGCTTGGCCGCAAGTTCAGCGGCAGCCGCGCTTACCAATCCCTATCTGCTGGCGGCAGCGGCGGCGGCAGCCCTCGCGTTCGGCGCGTTCAAGATGTTCCAGTCCAGCGTCAAGCAGACCGGCGAGCTCGACAAATACGCTCAGAGCCTCGGCCTCACCAAGAAGGAGATGGAGAAGCTCGGCCCAGTCGGGATTACCGTTGGCGACACCATGAAGGGCCTTTGGAAGACGGTCTCTGATGGTCTCAGCCTTGGCTCGGTTTTTTCAACCTTCAAGGATTGGGCAGTGACGGCCTTCGACGCTGTGCTGATGGCCGGCAAATACGTCATTGCGTTCATTTACGCTGGCTGGGTCGGGTGGTTCAATTCTGTCCGGATCATCTGGGCCGCGCTTCCAGGCGTCATTGGCGAGGCGACCGTCGGGGCTGCCAATCTTACGATCAGCGGCATTGAGTTCATGGCGAACAAGGCGATTGCCGCGATCAACTGGCTCGCAGGCCAAGTGAACCCGCTGCTTGAGCGGGTGGGGCTTCCGACGTTTTCCAAAATCGATAATGTTGCTCTGCCGCGCATGGAGAACAGCTTTGCTGGCTCGACCGCGCGCATGGCGGGCCAAATGAAAGAGCAGTTCAGCGCGGCCTTTGGCGATGCAATGTCGATGATGGATACGTTTTCGGCCAAGTGGCGCGAGAACACCATCTCTGCTGCCAAGGCCAGGCTTGCCGCCAAGGCTGACAAGCTCCGTGGTGATCCCAAGGAGAAGACAGCCAAGGCGCACAAGGACACCGAGGCGGAAAAGGCGCTCAAGGCCGCGCAGGACTTTGCGCGCAGTCTCGAGATCGAGACCGCCAAGATTGGCAAGACGCCGATCGAGATCAAGCGCATGGAAGTGGCCATGGCCGCCCTCAAGGCGACGACCGACGAAGCGCGTATCGCGATCCTGCAGGCAGGCGAAGCCTGGGAAAAGGCCACGAAGGCGCAGGCCGAGAAGGAGTTCATCCGCAATACCCTCGCCCCGCTCGAGCTGCAGGTCGCAATGCTGGGAAAATCGACCAAGGCGCAGGAACTGGCAAACCTTGAGGCCGAGAAAGAGCAGATCGTGCTCGAACGCGGCGCGGCTGCCTGGGAGCGTTACAGGGCCGCCAAGACCGCGCTCATCGAGCACGATTTTCAGGTGAAGGAGCAGGAACAGTTTCTGCAGAGCCTCGAGGACATGGTCTCGGCAACGCAGGCAGCCGCAAGCAACATGGCCGATGCCTTCGGCTCGGTCGGCGGCGCGATCGGCGGCATCACTGTGGAGGTCACGCGCTTTGCCTCGGCCCAGGCAGCAGCTGCCAAGCGAGCCGCAGACGCGGAGCGCGAATACGGCAAGACCTCGTTCCAGTATGCCGATGCGCGTGCAGCGCAGGCTTCGGCCGAGATCAATCACTATGGCAACCTCGCATCGGCAGCGAAGGGGTTCTTCGAGGAAGGCTCGGACGGATACAAGGCGATGCTGGCGGCCGAGAAGGTCTTCCGTGCCTTTGAGCTCGCGATCGCGATCAAGAATGCCGCAGTGAAGATCGGCCTTATCGGTGCGCAGACTGCTGCCAAGGTCACCAGCGACACTGTCATGGCAGCGTCGGACACCGCACGCGCCGGGGTCGAACAGGGCAATTCGATCATCACGACCGGCATCAAGGCGGTGGAAGCGGTGGTGAACGCGATCCGCTCGCTGCCGTTCCCGCTCAACATTGCCGCAGGTGCGGTCACCGCTGGCGTGATCGCCTCGCTTGGTGTCGCGATCTCTGGGGCCTTCGGCGGCTCTGCGAAGCCGCCCGTCACCAACGACGGCACCGGCACGGTGTTCGGCGACAGCACAGCGAAGTCCGAGAGTCTTGCCAAGTCCATCGACCACCTGCGCGAGGTGGACACGCTGACCATGCGGTATTCCGCCGCGATGCTGGCTTCACTGAAGAACATCGAGGCCAATATCGGCGGACTCACCAATCTTATCATCCGAACGGGTGGCTTTGATGCCTCCGCAGCAGGGATCCAGACCGGGACGAAGGCGACAGGTATTCTTGGCGGCCTGACTTCGGCTCTCAACGGCGTATCGAACTTTGTCGGCGGCAAAACTGGGTCCATGATCGGTGCTGGTATCGGCTTTGCCATTGCCGGACCGATCGGTGCGGCCATCGGCTTCCTCGGGGCAAAGCTTCTGGGCGGGCTTAGCAAGGTGCTGGGCAGTATCGTCAATGCGCTCTTCGGCACCAAGACCAGCATCATCGGCCAGGGCATCTACGGCGGCGCGCAGTCGCTTGGCTCGATCCTCTCGAGCGGCTTTGATGCGAGCTATTACACCGACATCAAGAAGACGAAGAAGTTCTTCGGGATCAGCGTGGGTTCAAGCTATTTCACGCAGTATGCGGCTGCGAGCGCGGAACTGGAGCAGCAGTTCAGCCTGATCTTTTCGGGCTTCTATGACGCCATCTCCGCCGCAGCCGGGCCCTTGGGCATGTCACTGGATGCGGTGCAGTCGCGGCTCGCTGGCTTTGTCGTCAACATCGGCAAGATTGATCTGAAAGGCCTTACCGGCGAGCAGATCCAGGAGAAGTTGACCGCCGTCTTCGGGGCTGCTGCCGACAGCATCGCGCGGGCAGCGATCCCGGGCCTCGAACAGTTCCAGAAGGTTGGCGAAGGCTATTTCGAGACGCTGGTTCGGGTCGCCTCCAGCGTCGAGGCGGTGACCTCCTCGCTTTCCTTGCTCGGCACTTCGGTCGAGGGTCTGAGCCTCTCGGCCAAGATGAACCTCTTCGACCTTTTCGGTTTGGCGAGCGACATGGCGTCTGCCTCCAACGACTACTTCTCGCTCTTCTACACCAAGGCCGAACAGACCGCCGCGCTCACCGCCCAGATGAACCAGGTATTCGGCAGCCTCGGCCTGACGCTCCCCGACAGCATCGCAGGCTTCCGGGCACTGGTCGACGCACAGGACCTCACCACGGAGGCCGGGCGTGCGGCCTATGTCGCGCTGATCCAGCTGGCTCCTGCCTTTGCCGATCTGATCGGCGCGGCGCAGAATGCTGCCAGTGCAGCGGCCATTGTCGACGAGCGCCTTGGCCTCGAGCGCCAGCTGCTCGAACTGCAAGGCGACACAGCGTCCCTGCGCGCCCTCGAACTGGCCCAGCTCGATGAAAGCAACCGCGCCTTGCAGGAGCAGATCTGGGCGCTGCAGGACCAGCAAAAGGCGGCTGATGAGGCCGCTGCTGCTGCTGAGAAGCTACGCTCCGCCTGGACGCAGATCACCGACGGCCTGCTCGCGGAAGTTGCCCGGATCCGTGGCAGCATGGATGGCGGCACCAAGACCTACGCTCAGGCGCTCTCCGAGTTCAACGCGGCAACCCTTGCGGCCCGCAGTGGTGACCAGGAAGCGGCCAAGTCGCTCCCCGGGCTCAGCCAGACCCTATTGAACGCAGCCGCCGATGCGGCCACCTCTGCGCAGGATCTCGCCCGCATTCAGGGGCAGACGGCAGCCAGCCTCGAGCAGACTGTTGCAATCATCAACGCCATGGCAGGACTGCCCGCCGAGACTGCGGCGGCGGCAGCGTCGACCAACCCCAGCTGGTGGGAGCAGTTTGCTTCTACCCAGACAGCAACAGCGACCACCTCGGCCAATGACAGCGCAATCGTACTGATCGATGGGCTGGCATCGCTGAAACAGGAGCTTTCTGATCTGCGCGACGAGCAGCGGATTGCCTCTGCCACCATTGCCTCCGGAACGAGCAAGACCGCCCGCATCCTCGAGCGCGTGACACCGGACGGCGATGCGCTCGCGGTGAGGACAGCGGCATGAAGCTGATCCGCCCCACCGCGCTGACCGATGCCATGCTCACCAGCAGCACGGCCCCGGAAAATGACTATGCGGTCTGGGCAGCCGGTACGTTTTATGCGGTCGGCGCCCGGGTCATCCTGACCTCGACGCACCGCAAGTACGAAGCCCTGGCGGCATCGACGGGCGTGAACCCGGCTTCCGATCCGACCAAATGGCTCGACTTGGGGCCGACCAACCGCTGGGCCATGTTCGACGCCCGCGTGGGCACGGCAACCACACGTGCCGGTTCGCTGCAGGTGGTGCTTGCTCCGGGCGCTGCTGATGGTCTCGCGCTGATCGACATCGAGGCAGAAAGTGCCAGCGTTACGCTCACGGTCTCTGGTAATCAGATCTACAGCCGGACGCAGAGCCTCAACATCGGCGGGAATGCGATCGACACCTGGTTTGCCTGGTTCTTCGAGCCGCTTGGCAAAAAGACCGGGCTGCTGTTCCTCGATGTGCCCGTTTACGAGACGGGGGTCCTGACTGTGACCCTGACGCGGGACAATCCGGCCGACGCCGTCAAATGCGGGACCCTTCTGGTTGGCCGTCAGTTTGACATTGGCGATACCGAGCACGGGGTGGATCTCGGGATCATCGACTATTCGCGCAAAGAGACCGACCAGTTCGGGGTGACTTCGGTCGTCGAGCGCGCCTTCGCCAAGCGCATGTCAGCCCGGGTCGTCATGCAAACCGATGCGCTCGATGATGTGTATCGTACGCTTGCTTCGATCCGCGCGACGCCGGTGCTGTGGATTGGCTCGGAGAGCTTCGAGAGCCTCACCGTCTTTGGCTTCTACAAAGAATTCTCGATCGACCTTGCCTATCCCACGGTCAGCTACTGCAGCCTGACCATCGAAGGCCTCACTTAACCTTTCATCCCTCAGCGCAGGATCTGCCATGCCTATCACGGCCTTGCCCGCGCCGCCCACCCGGTCGGACGCGACGAACTTCAATGCGCGCGCCGATGCCTTCCTTTCGGCGCTGCCAACCTTTGCTACGGAAGCCAATTCGCTGGCCAGCGAATTAAACGGCTACGCCAGCAATGCGGCCGCAAGCGCGGCAACGGCGACCAATGCGCCCGGTACCAGCGCTACTAGCACGACCTCGCTCGCTATCGGCACCGGCACAAAGGCGCTCACTGTCCAGACCGGCAAGGCGTTTGTGGTCGGGCAGTGGGTCACGGTGACAAGCACGGCTACGCCGGCCAACTGGATGCATGGCCAGATCACGGCTTACACCAGTGGCACCGGCGCGCTCACGGTCAATGTGACCGCTGTTGGCGGGAGCGGAACATATGCCGCCTGGACGATCGGGCTTAGCGCCCCCTCTCAGTCGAGCGCAGCACTGCTTTCGACCTCGAGCTACGCTGACCCTGCATGGCTCACCTCACTTTCGGCTTCCAAGCTTACCGGTACAATCACGATTGCTGCGGGCGGGACCGGCGCTGCCACTGGCGCAGATGCCCGCACCAATCTCGATGTTCCCTCTCGCAGCGGCATCGGTGCAGCCGGCACCTGGGGGATCTCTATCAGCGGCAATGCTGCGAGCGCCAACACAGCGACCACCGCGACAGTGGCGGGCACGGCCAATGCGCTCAATACTTCAGGTAATTATCAGCTGGGCTCGCTCGGGGTCGGCACTGCAGCTTCGGGCGTGGCCGGTGAAATCCGCAGCATCGGTGATGTCACTGCCTTCTTCGCCTCTGATGCCAGGCTCAAAGAAAATATCCGCCCGATCGAGGGAGCACTCGGCATCGTGCTCGCGATTGGCGGTAAGGCGTTCGACTGGAACGAAACGTATCTGCAGGCCCGCGGCGGAGAAGATGGCTTGTTCGTGCGCAAGGCCGACTTCGGCGTGATCGCCCAAGACGTAGAGCAGGTCTTCCCGCTTGCCGTGCGCAAACGGCCTGACGGATTCCTTGCGGTGGACTACGCCAAGCTGGCGGCCCTCGCGTTTCAGGCCATCGCGGAACTCAAGCAAGAAGTGGATGGCCTTCGCGCAGCTGGGCAGGCGCTGGTCAGCGGTGGAGGCGCCAATGTCTGAGCAGGATCCGGCCGTCGAAATGGCCCTTATTCGGGCTGATCTCGAAGCCGTCCAGGAAGAGCTCAAGGCTGTGCGCAAGGAGCTCAAGGACCTGCTCGATGCCTGGAATACGGCGACCGGCGTTGTTCGCTTCGTCAAATGGCTCTCGACCCTTGTGACCGCGCTCGCGGTTATATTCGCGGCCATCAAGGGCTTTTCGGGCCGCTAACCTTCAGGAGAATTCCCATGAACCCTTTGCCTCCGACCTATTGCTGGATCGATGACCTGCAGCCGCTGCCCAGAATGGTGGCAGAAGCCCGCAAGCTTTACGGCACCGCAGAGGTCCAAGGGTCTGGCGATAATCCCGTGATCCTGGGCTGGGCCAAGGAACTGGGGCTCGCCAAGATCTACAATCATGACGAGATCCCTTGGTGCGGCCTGTTCGTGGCCATTGTCGCCAAGCGTGCTGGCAAGGCGCTGCCCGCGCAGCCGCTCTGGGCGCGCAGCTGGGTCAATTTCGGTAAGGACGGCAGCGCCCGGCCGCAGCTCGGCGATGTGCTGGTGTTTCGTCGCGGGGAGACTTCGGGCCATGTCGGGATCTACATCGGCGAGGACTATGGCGCCTTCCATGTACTCGGCGGCAATCAGTCTGACGGCGTGACCATCACCCGCATTGCCAAAGACCGCTGCATTGCCGTTCGCCGGCCGGTCTACAAGGCGGCGCCCGCAACCGCGAAGCCAGTCGAACTCGCCGCGACCGGCACTCTGTCCAACAACGAGGCCTGATCAGGCCCTGACCAATCCGCTGCCCCTTTGCGCAGCCGGACAACCGCCCGCCTTCTGGCGGGTTTTCTTTTGGAGAACCGAAATGGAAGACTTGAAGCCCTGGTGGACCTCGAAGGCTATCTGGACCGGGATCATCGGCAGCATCTGGGGTGTTGCTGGCGCAATCGGCATCTTGCCGGAAGGTCTCAGCCAGACGGACGTCCTGACCGTCGTCCTGGCGCTGACCGGCATTGGCGGGGTCCTGTTCCGTAAGACGGCGACCACCCGGATCGGCTGAGATCAAATGGCGGGGGCTGCGGCACCCGCCACCCTCCTTTCCCACAGGTGAAGGCATGACCAGGCTGACCATCCGTCGGGGCGGCACCAAGCGCGTGCGCGCCACCTTTTTTGCCGACCAGGGCGCCGGAATTGCCCGGGACCTCTCCGGTCTCACGCTCCTGGTTATCGACCAGAGCCCGAACATTGTGCCACCCGCGCTTGCTATCCTGCCGCCGGCAACGGGCGGCCAGATCGAGGTGCTGTGGACCGATGAGCAGACTGCGCAGCTGAAGTCGGGCGCTGGGCGGGTCTGGCTGACGCTCGGTTTCGAGAATGACAGCGGGGAGCGTGAGGTCCTGCCGACCCTTACGTTTGATGTCGAATGACGGCCGCGCTGCAGATCATCGAGGCGGTTCAGACCATCCTCTTCGAGAGCGACGGCACCAGCATAACCCTCGATGTCTCAAACGCCGGGATATCAGGTCCACGCGGGTTTACCGGACCTCAGGGCCCACCAGGTCCGCCCGGGCCGCTCAGCGCGCTTACGGACTTGTCCGACGTGGCCTTGGCCACCCCCGAGGGCGGCGACGTCCTCACCTACTCATCCCCCACCAACACATGGATCAACGAGAAAGCGGCCAGACTGGTCGACGGAGGTAATTTCTGATGGCCAATACCCTGCGTATCAAGCGCCGGGCCGCAGGCGGTGCGGCCGGGGCTCCGGCATCGCTCGCCAATGCCGAGCTCGCATTCAACGAGCAGGACAACACACTCTACTACGGCACCGGCACCGGGGGTGCTGGCGGAACAGCGACCTCGGTCATCGCCATCGGCGGCCCGGGCGCCTTCGTCGGGCTCTCGGGCGACCAGACCGTCGCCGGGATCAAGACCTTCTCGAGCACGATTGCGGGTTCGATTTCGGGCAATGCCGGGACTGCAACCGCGCTGGCAACGGCGCGTTCGCTTGGCCTGTCCGGCGATGTGACTGGTTCCGCATCGTTCAACGGCACAGCCAATGCGACGATTACGGCGACGCTCGCGAATAGTGGGGTCACTGCTGGCTCCTATGGTTCTGCGACACAGGTCGGCCAGGTAACGGTAGACGCCAAGGGTCGGGTCACGGCCGCCAGCAATGTGGCCATCACGTTCCCGGTGACTTCGGTGGCAGGGCGCACCGGTGCCATCACGCTCTCGACCAGCGACGTCTCTGAAGGCACCAACCTCTACTTCACCGATGCCCGGGTGCGCGCCAACCGGCTCGACCAGTTGGCTGCACCTACCACTGCGGTGGACTTCAATAGCCAGCGCATCACAGGCCTTGCTGACCCGACAGCTGCCCAAGACGCCGCCACCAAGAACTACGTCGATCTCACCGTTCAGGGGCTCGATCCCAAGGCTTCAGTGAAAGCCGCATCGACTGCCAATATTGCCTCGCTGTCCGGCACCATGACGATCGACGGCGTGGCGCTTGCCGCGGGCGACCGCGTGCTAGTGAAGGACCAGACCACGCCGTCCCAGAACGGCGTCTATGTGGTTGCCTCTGGCGCCTGGGCTCGGGCGATCGATCTCTCGACCTGGGACGAGCATATCTCGGCTTACCTGTTTGTCGAACAGGGCACAGTGAACGCCGACGTCGGCTACCTCTGCACGGTTGATGCGGGCGGCACGCTGGGCACCACTGCTGTCACCTTCGTTCAGTTCAACGGCGCCGGACAGATCGTTGCCGGCAATGGCCTCACCAAGACCGGCAACACGATCGACGTGGGGGCCGGCACAGGCATTGCTGTGGCCCCTGACGCTGTCGCACTGACCGGTCAGGCGCTGGCGCTCCACAACCTTGGCACCAATGGGATTATCGCCCGCACGGCCGCTGGGACTGTGGCAGCGCGCACGCTGACTGCCGGTTCGACCAAGATCGCAGTCACCAATGGCGATGGTGTGGCGGGCAACCCTACCGTCGATGTCAACGAAGCCAACCTGACGCTGGGCAATATCGGCGGCACGCTCGGCGTGGCCAAGGGCGGCTCGGGCGCGACCACGCTCACCGGCTACCTCAAGGGCAACGGCACGGCGGCGTTCACGGCGTCCGCGACCATTCCCAATACTGACATTTCTGGCCTTGGCACCATGTCGACGCAGGCAGCCAGCAACGTTGCCATCACCGGTGGCTCGATTGATGGCGTGACGCTGGATGGTGGAACTTTCTGATGCCGAGCACCATCCTGCTCAAACGATCTTCGACCGCCTCCAGCGTGCCTGCGGCGGCTTCGCTCCAGGCGGGCGAACTCGCCGTCAATCTGGCTGACCAGAAGCTCTATTCGAAGACTGCAGGCGGCACCGTCGTTCAGGTGGGCTTTGGCAATCTGACCTCTGCGATGGTGACGACCGCGCTTGGCTTCACGCCCTACAATTCGACTAACCCGAGCGGGTACATCACGGCCACTGGGTCGATCACCGGTTCGTCAGGATCCTGCACCGGCAATGCCGCGACAGCGACCAGGTGGGCGACTGGGCGCACCATTGCGCTGACCGGCGATGTGACCGGCACCAGCGCGGCATTTGACGGCTCCGCGGCCCTGTCATTTGCCGCCACGCTGGCCAAT